GCAGCATATGCTGTAATTCACTTTGTGCGCCGGAAATCGTGCGGGTATAACTATATAAATAAGCGCCCCAGGGAATCCCGAGGCGCTCACACTCTCTTACATTGCGCGCATACTGTACATCATCCTGCGATGTACTGTTGCTGCCATACCCCAATTGGAGAATGGCGAACTGCAGTCCGGCCGCTTTTGCTTTGTTCCAGTCCACACGGCCATTGCAGTAACTCACGTCAATTCCTCTGTACGACATTTTATGTATTAACCTCCTTATGTTGTGGCCGTGCCGGTACTGTAGGTTTCACCAGTGATAGTTTTGTACTGGTCTGCCGTAATCAGGCTGTACCCAACTGCCTGTTTCAGTTGGTCGAGTGTCGCCCATTTGTGAGTATAAGCTAACTGCCAAAATTTCATGTTGCTTCACCGCCCTTCGCCGCTGCAAACTGCAATGTTAATGCAGACACCTGCTGTCCCAATCCATCAATCGTCTGCTGCACCGACTCCGGCACTGTGGTCGGCGCCGCGAATTTGCCGTCAGACCAGAGATACCCCTGCTGCGCGTCACCTGTCGTGTCGGTGATTTCAACGTAATACTGCAGCATGTCCGGATGAATAATCTGTTCCAATGCCAGTTCTCCATCTCCTACATCTTTCTTATAACGTCCTGAACAGCGGGTTTCCACGGACATTACCTGCCCACCATAATTTACAAATGCATATCGTTTTGTTGCCATGTTCGTACCTCCTATTTTAGATATTCGATAATTATTGCTGCACTTTTAAATGTTTTGGGATATCTAGCATCATAATCGCTCGTTTGCCATCCTCCAGCTCCAAATGGGAGTTTATTATTACATGAAACCGGATTGAATTGAGTAATTTCTGTAAAATCTTCGTAAGTTGCCTTTATAAATTTTACAGAAATTACTCCTCCGGATATTCCCCCATATTTAGAAGATGAATTTGTATCTCCACCAATTATTTTTGTGTAACTATCATTGGATAAATAATATTTCCCATCACCGCCTTGGTAGTTTCCAATATTTCCACCAGATGCTCCTCCTCCAGTTCCTGAATACACAGAATAAGCTCCATTTATAATACTATCGGAAGCGTTAGAACCGGCATTAGTAGATAATAGGTTTCCAAAGGACGTAACAGCAGAATCCAATGTTAATATATAATTTGAACCTTTTTGAATAGGCAATATGCTTTCAGCAATGCCCCCAGCACCACCGCCCCCAGATTGGCTCCCACCACAAATACTTTGCCCACCCGCGCCGATGCATGTCACCCGATATGTTCCGCTTCGTGGACACGTCCATGTTCCGGACTCCGTAAGAATTTGTGTAGGTTGTGTAAATCCATCAGGAGGTACCCCCCCCCCGTTGGGATTTTCTGGTAATCAACACTTCGCCCAATTTTATTCCTCCTCACTTTATTTGCTCTATAATGACTGCGCCATTTAATTTAGGGGTAACCTCAAAGGCTTCACCGGTATCACTAGGGACGGCCTGTTCAAATTCTCCTGTTCCCTGTCCACCACCATATAAATCTTTAATACTTGTTCTTTGATTTTCGCTTAGAACAATGTATCGATAAACACTGGAAAGTGGATTTGCTACTGACATAAGCACTCTACTTCTAGATGCACCACCATACTTTGCGGCACTGTCTGTACTTCCTAAGTTTGAACCTGTATAATTTCCAATATTACCACCATTGCCAGCACCGCCTGTTCCACTTTGCAATGTTACTCGTTCAGTCGTATACGTAAACGTTGCTACCCCATCTGAACCTGCCGTTGCAGATAAATAAGCACCAAAACTTGAAACCCCTGCATCCAATGTGATAGCAATGTTGCTGTCCTTAGCTAATTTTAATGTGCTCTCTGCTATTCCACCGCCGCCACCATTAGTAAACCAGTTATGTTCACCCCCTGGACCTTCTTGCATATACCCAGCCGCTGTACCTCCGCTTCCAATACAGGATATACGGTAGGTACCAGATTCAGGTACTGTCCATGTGCCAGATTGCGTCAAAATCGCTACAATTGGGTATGCAACGCTCGGAGGAATACCTGCACCACCCCGTCTTGAAATTAAACAATCACTCATGTGACCACCTCCAAGTGTACCGTGATATCAACGCCCGGCTTAAAATCATAACAGGTTAAAGTCAAGGTACCATCTCCTGTAACTGCCTTGTCAAGGTAACCATAGGCATCCAACTGAGACCGTGCGGTATCTACATCGTCTGACTGCACTAGGTCCATCACCGGACACATTGCGGCAGTCAAGCCAGAAACGCTGACCGTCTGCGTGTAGGGTCCGTCGCCGGTCCAGCCGGATGCAGGTACTGCAACGTCAAATTGATAATGGTTTGTTTTCTCATTCCATGCTTCACGTTCTGCTGCGGTGATGTGTACGGTAGTATCGGCTACATGATTGCTGAGTTGTATCGCTTGCGCAGACGTCATATACCCATCATGTGTACTGTCAGCTGCCGGAATGCTAATTATATTTCCATCTGCTGAAAGAGCACTGTTATCCCCAAGTTTAACGCTGGTTGCCGCAATTGCTTGAAAATCATTCAATGCTTTCTGTATTTTAGCAACGTCTGCCTTACTTGCGATAACGACAGTCGGGTCAATCACCACGTTAACGCCTCGCGCATCCACCACACTAATATAGATGTACAGGTCCATCTCCATAATGGCGCCGGATGTGACAACTTCTTTCGGAAGCTCCGGCGTATTCCCAATGGCAATTAATCGTCCTGCATCATCCTGCACACCAATTTCCCGCATGATCCAGCCGCCGACTGAGGATGGTAAAACCGCATGCAGAATCATGCGGTTTGCCTGCTGCGGATCCTGCGTGACCTCTGCAATCGCACCGCTCCACACTTGATGCTTTAACGCTGTCATACCGCTTGTTGGTACATACGGTGTACCGTTCGCGTCCCCGACAACAATCTGTGAAAAATTAACTTTTGTTCCTGTCAACACGCTGTTGGCAATGGCCGCATTTCCAATATCCGTGCACAGCGTTCCAAATAATTGTGTATCCGCCATATTAACTCCTTTCCAATACAGTAACGGTCAAGGCTGATTTCATTCCCACCGCTGTGCTGACTGTGCTTACACTGTCATATTGATGCACCTGCCACGGATAAATTGTCATGATGACACCCAATTTGCTGACAACGAAAATTCCGGATTCAGCACTTGACTGGAACACAATGCGAATAATATTTTGCATGTTTGCCGGCACAACCCGATGGAGTGTATCATATACCGCCCAACGAACGGTATACAATTCCGATGGAATCCGTACGGTTAGTGTATAACCGGAAATTTCTATTGAATATCCGTCATCCCCACAAATGGATGCCAGCATTTGCCGGAGGCGGCGGATGGTAAACGGCAGCATTTCATTCAGCCGAATGATGACTGCCTTGCGGCGGTCATCCAGTGTACCCGCCGGAGCGATACCAATAATGTTTTCCCATCGTCTGATCCCATTTGCAGTCATGTAATTGAGAAAATTGTCATTAAGAGCATCGTCCGCACCAGCGCACCAACGGTTTAATTCCGTATCTTCTGCTCCGGCAATTTCCTGCAGTTCCCGCACATTTTTAAGAATATCAGGAATGTAAGATTCAAGTTGTACTGCTCTGCTGGCCATTGTTTGTCACCGCCCCTCTCACCGGAATATCTTCATCAGGCACCGGCAGGTTTGCCGCTGTGCCGTTAAGCGTCACCGCTTCCACATCCAGCACGCCGTCCACGTCCAAAATGTGCGCTTCCGTTTGACTGAGACGGACCACAACATTTCCGTCTGCCCACTTTGCAGACAGTGACGCAAGATAGGTATCCACGGCAGTTTCCGCATTAGGAGCAATATCATCCCAGGTATGCCCCTGTACACAGGTAATGTTGGCCGATACATCTACTGTAAACGCTTTGGCCCCTTGCACTGTGACTGTGTGGCCGATAGGCGCAAGCCCAAGACCAATGCCGTGGTTCTGCTCCGGGTCTACCATGGTCTGTACCTCTTGTATCAGATCATCGGTTGGCACCCCGTTTTGAGATGTCGTAAAAATGACTTTGACGGTGCCCGGGCCATTCCATACCGGATATACCCTAACACCGCCAACACCACTGATTGCGCCGACTCTTTGTTTATAATCCGCAATATTTCCGCCAAAAGACTGTGCCTGAATATTATCAAAATATCGTTTTCGGAAGGTTTCCGTGTCCTCTTCATCTTCCCCCGGTACAAGCAGTTCTGTAATTTCAGCCGTTTGAAGGCCAGAAATATAGTCAACCGGAGTGAGCGTGCCAAAGTATCGATTTCCTTCCGTCCCCGGTGTTTCACACTGGATTTTATAATGTGTATCGTCAATCTTATCCGTGACTGTATAATGCAGTGCTTCAATCGAAAATCGGGTACCATTGGGTACTTCTGCGCCGGTTAATTCTGCTTCCAGCACCGCCATAGTCGCTTTGTATGGTGCTAATCCGCGCTCTGCTGCCCGGCGAATTAAATATTCCCGTGTTTCCGTATCCGCGAAAGATTCATTTAAAATATGATTCAGCTGCAAATATGCTTGTCTCAGTTCAATCGCTGCAGGGGCCAATGCATCATAAATAATACTGCCCTCCCGCTTGTCAATAGAGTCCGGTACTGCTGCCAGCATCCGCTGCAAAATAGTATCATAGGTCATATCTTCATACACGTCAGACACTCACCTCCTTGTCTGCTTCCAAATCGCCGTAAACCGTATGTACTGTAAACGTAACTGTCAGCTTACTTCCAGCCCGGGAAAACTGAAAACTATCCACACTGTCAATGCGGTCATCTTGTGTTAATGCTTCCGCTATTCGCCGCTTCAATTCGGACTGCACATAATCCATTGGCATTCCGAAAAGGTCATCCATTTCGATACCATAATTCCAGCTGAATACAGGATACTGGTAACGCTCAATATTCAGCATTAAAAATACAGCCTGCCGAATAGCATCCATACCATCAACATGCCCGGCAATATGCTGCTCATCTAAATACAATTTATAAGTAAGGCTTGGCTGAGGTGTGACAGTATCAATTGAAAAATTACCTTCATCATAGGGAATCATTTCTATTTCACTCTCCCATAACTGTAAAAATGCTGCTTCCAGTAAGGCGTTGTGCAGCTTGTGTATTGCACCTGCGTCCCTCCTTCTTCCAGCATGGTGCCATTACCCGCATAGATTCCAACATGCGTGATTGTTTCGCCGCAATTGTAGGTACCTTTGAAAAAGATGATATCGCCCGCAACGGCCTCTGACGCTGAAATTGCTTTGCAGTAATTATCAAATATGCCCTGCGCTGTGCACCGCGGCATGTTTTTAACACCGGAATGTGTAAAAACGTAACAAACAAAGCTGCTGCAGTCCATAGCCTTATGCGGCGTATTGCCGCCCAGCACATACGGTGTGCCCAGAAGGCTGTCCCCAACTGCTTTAAGCTTTGCCCAATTGGCTCCAACAGTCCCAGTATTACTTATCCGATAATACCGGAGCACGTGCGGTACATAGAGCGGGTCGCCCTCTCCAGTTGCATTGTGATATTCAGCCGCAGCGGCTTGACTCCACGTTTTGCAGCCGCTCCACTTTCCATCCGCACGGCCTAAATAGAAGGCAGGGCCATAGTTGTAAATCTGTAATGCCATACTGATTCCCGGCTGGTCGCCGGGGCCCTTACATCCTGCAATCTGTAAAGCTTTATGCAGCTCCTGTATACCACACTGAATACTGTAATTCGGGTCAGTAATACCATTCGGCACTTTTGGATACTTGGTATTGTATTCACCTTCTGCAGACTGCATAGGATCTTTTCCATTGCCCCCGGACTCTTGCATCATCACCGCTAAAATCAGCGGCACATAAGCAGTCATGCCGTAATCTGCCGCTACAGATTCCACTGTGGATTTATATGCCAATACTGCAGCGCTGAGATTTACGGCTGAAGCACTGCCGTCTACGCCGGTACCGCTGACAGAATAGCCGCCTGTGCGGTCGATAATTAAAAATTGCTGGCCGCCGGGCATCCGTAAAAGGGTAACACCTTCATCTTTCTTGAGGGAATTGTAAACATTCACAGAGGTTTTAGTACCGTCTTCCGAATCCATTTGAATCTGAAAATCAGTGACCGAACGGGTAAGCATAAGCTGAGACTGTGGAATGACCATCTTGTCCTTATCATCAATTCTAATTTTGAGAGGGTCAGCACTGACAACGGTTCCAAACATTACAGTCATTGGTTTTTCTGCATTAACTGTCTGCTTAATAATCATGCGGATTGAATTTACAAATTCTTCAGCTAGCACTGTTAATCGCCGCACCTTCTACAACAAGGTCCATTGTATGAACGTTGCCCTCCCATTTATGGGTCACACGGTCTACGATCATATAATTGTCCTGCATAACGTTTCCCATATTGAGACGTACATAAATTCGACTTCCTCCCCGTACACGGTTATCACCTGGTACCCCCTTTAGAGTGGCACTTCTTTGAACTGAATTATATAGCTGAAGCAAAGTATTCACTTTTTGTATTGCATGCGCTTCATCATCCCCAGTATTAGCTTTCGGGCTTCCATCTTTGTTTAACGTTTTCGTCGCATTGGTGCTGCTAGTACCCGTTTCATATTTCTCCAATAGCCCATATTTTGAGATGCTTGCTTCATCTTTTGCCATGTATACCTTACGGGAGCTACTATTACTGTCGGTAAAAACGAGTTTTACCAGGTTATACGTCTGACTGTCAATAGTAGTCTGTAAATCATAATCCTCTGTTGTACTGGAGGTAATCATTAAAGGGAGTGTCATATTTTCTATATTTTTCAGGGTAAGCTTTCCGACGTCATCATACAAAATAAAAAGCTTGTTGTTCTCCATCAAAGCGGTATCCAGCAAATCTCCGATGATATCGAAAAGAGTTTTATTATCGCCATTGTATGTATCAATTAAAACCCCTGTTTTGTCCAAATTCCCAATCGTTAAGCGATAGGTATCCGCGATGAATTTGATAATCATTTCAAGCGGTTCATGCTCAAAAATAAAAGAATCTGTATTTTTCAGGTATCTCAACTGGTCATATGCGGTAACATGTATTTTCCCATCTTTGCTGTGACTGGTAGTAAATGTAAATCCATGGAACAGCTTTGTGCTTCCATCCGCAAGTTCCACAACATCTCCTGGTTCAATTACATGGTCTGTATACATATCCCACGTTAGTATTCCGGGTGACCCGCTTCGTGAGGTTTCCCATGTAATCCCCTCACATACACATGGTGTATACCAAACGCCACGGTCATAATACTTTAAATCCAGTATGAAATTTGTAGGCCGTACTGGATATAGATTTATAATACTCATGGTACGGCTAACACCTCCCCAGGATAAATCCACCAGCCATTTGACGAACTGGCGTGACCATGTTTCTTCGCTGTATTTTCAATCGTTGCTTTATTGGCAGCATATATTTTAGCCCATTTTGCACCATCTCCATATACTTTTTTCGCAATCAGCCACAGAGAATCATTTTGCTGCACCCTATAGTTTTTTACCGTCTTTTTCCCTACTGTAGACCTTATTTTTGTAGCGGTTGTAGTCACTGTTCCGTTGGATGCCTGTACGATTGTATAGTTTTTTAAATTTCGGTCCATATAGGTTTTTAGATTTACCTGAAACACAAAATCGTCACCATTTTCAGCGTCTTCTTCCTGCTGATAATCCTCCAAAGATACGTTGAGATTTGTATCATAAACAGCAATATTAGATCGGTCAATTCGAGTAACGATAAACCGAAACGGAGCACGAGAAGTTTTCAGATGGCTTAAAAATTTAACCCATTCCGCAGGCGTGTATACCAATGAATGATACGTGTTAAATGCCCATGGATATATACCTGCATTTTCCGCAGGAATTTCAAAGGTGAAAGATATATCCGTCAACCCCGGTGCTTTTAAGTGATTGATAGTGGTATCATCTACAAGAGACACTGTCTGATTACGGTTATTAATCTTCATAGTTAACTTTCCAGGCGTAATTGGCAAAATCGCACCTGCAAGATAAAATCTATACATTAGGATCTATGCACTCCTTCCGCACCGCTTGAAGCAACCTTATAAATGTCTCTCGTCATTTTCTCATAAGCGCCGTCAATGTCCATATCTGACGCAAGGTTCTGCGTCACGCCGCCCATATGAACCGTTACATTAGCAGTTGTCAGCCGGTTGATAGCCTTTTTCTCCGCAAGGTCACGCATATATTTTAAATCTTCAGTAGACTTTGAAGTATTTGATGCCGTAGCTGCTGTATTATCCGCTATATTTTTGTTGGATTCACCGCTGCCTTTGAGCTGCTGAATAATTTTATCCAATTGGGAAGTGCTTCCACTCTTAGACGCTGCAGCATGCATGGACTGGACTGTCTGAACAAGTCTTTCTCCAGCTTTAGAAGCCGCCAGTGCTTGATTGTTAACATCCTGCGTTCGCTTTGCCTGATTCTGGGAACGGTTCACCGCATTTTGAACTAGTTCGCGCTGGGATTGTGTCAATTTTTGCTTATCCTGAGCAGTAATGCTTTTTGCCCAGTTTTGTGTTGTGTCCGCAAATGATGCCTTTAGTTGATAATGCGTTCCTTTGAGTTTATTAATGACCGATAATACAGCATTAATCGGCTTGGCCATGACATTCACGCCATCCTGTACCACTTTAACTGCACCAGCAATGGCATCTACAAAATTATCACGAATTCCATATGCCATTGTCTGAAACATTAATCTTACAAAATCGGCTAATGTCTGCAGATTTTCACTGCCGGTAGCTGCCACATTATAAATAGACATACCCAGCCATTGAAACCACGTTCCAGCAACTCCAATCGCCATTTGCAAAACCCTCAATGCATTGGTTAAACCACCTACATAGTTGATCGCAAAAGCAAGGGTCGCTGCAACAACGGCAGTTATTAATGAAAACTTAATTGAAGCTTTTACAGCATTGGCTTGCGTTACTGCATTTCTCGCCATCGCTAATGTTTGTTCATCATATGCTGCAGCATTCGCTAAAATAGCCCGTGCATGTACCGCTTCAGAAACTGTTGCTAAAGCTTTCTGAGCATTTACAAGTAGTAACGACATTCGATACCCCGAAAGTGCACCCACAATTCCCCATATAACCGGTGAAATTGTCTTCCAATTTTGCCCGATGAAGTTTCCTACTTTTGCTGCGATTTCAAGGAGCTTTTCTGCGGCATTGGCCGCACTTTGTATCCCAAGTACAAACCTTGCCGCAAATTCCTGAGCTGTTTTGCTGTTGGAAAACTGCTGCAGCTTCTGCAAAGCAGGTTCAAAAGCTTTTATGGAATAGTTTTTAATGGACGTTGCAATCTGAGAAAAAGTGTAAGGGACTTTGTTAAGTTTCCCACTTATTTCATCATAGTAAGACAAGATTGCATTTTTTACGGTTTGTGCTGACAGCTTTCCCTGTTCCGCCATTTGCTTTAACTGCCCAGGATTCTGAATTCCCTCATACTTCATAAGAGCCTTTTCAATAATAGGAGCTTGTGAAACAACAGATCTGTAATCTTGTCCACGCAATGTACCGACGGCCATTGCCTGTTCCATCTGGATCGTAGCATTCTGCGCGGCTTGGCTTGGCGTATGAGTAACTGAAAACATTTTTTGCAGAGATTCATCAAATTTTAACAGTTCATCATTATTCTTAAACAGATTCCCCGTTGCATTTTTAAGTTCAGCTACCGACTGCGCCATTTCTGTAAAGGGAGCACGTGACCGTTGTGCAGCTTGGTAAATCTGATCCATGAATTCAGCCGTCGTTTTTGAACCATCATTAATTAAATTTACCGCAGACGTAGCCGCTGTATAATCATCCGAAATATCAATTATTTTTCTCACGCCCTGCATTCCCAAATAGGTAGCGGCTATGCCTTTTAGTTTGAGCCACAGCCCATCTGCAATGGTGGAAGATGTCGATAGAGACCTGCCAAAATTATTTTGATTTGGTGTAAGTTTCTTTGTGCCATTCACGATCTGCTGTGTTTGGTCTAACACAACCTTCGTCTTTTGCGAAACTCCACCCATCTCAGAGTTTGTCCTGGACACCTGCTCCGCCATCTCAGCTGCAGCAGAAACTCCGTCACGCATATTGTTGTTAACTGTTTTCTGCGCCTGTGCAGTAGCCTGTTCCCTCTCCTGCATCCGTAAAAGTTCTGCCGTTGATTCAGCCAAGGACTCTCTTGCTGCATTCAGGTTTTTAACCTCCACCATATTCCCCGATGCAGCATGTAGGCGCTGCATACTGGATATGGTAATATTCATTGCAGTCGTAATACCACGGAATACAGGACTCATCCCATCATACATTTTCATTGCGGTTGTAATGGTTGGCATGCAGTCACCTCACTTTTGTTTCCAATGCACGTCTTTCCTCCGCTTCATGTTTGAGTTTAATGTCGAGAGTTGCAATTACGAAGGCTTTTTCCCTTATAGGGAGACTGGCATATGTACCCGGCAACCAGCGGAAACGGCTAATACATAGATATTCATAAACTGCTTCCGGGTCCGCAAAGCTGCCTTCGATTAGTTTTTTGCTTCATTTACCAGATCATCCATGCTCGGATTATACCCATTGATTTCAGAGACTTTCATTGTATAATTGTCATACTCCGCCGGCATTAACATTGCACGAAGTAAAGAAATTTCATCTTTTACGCCATAACTGTCCTGCAAAGCCGCGTTCTGGAGGTCGGGAAAAACTGTTGCCGACGCAGCTAATTCTGCTGTGAATTTTTCCTGGTCAAGCTGCTGCGTCAGAATTTGATTTTTACCAGGCGTTGCCATTAAACGCATGCACTTTGTACGCAGAACAGACATTCTTTCTGCGGTTAATGCACGGATTTCCCATTCCAATGGTTCACCCGTTTGTGGATTTTTCATGCGCTTTGACGCCACAATTTTCTTATTTTCAGGCATTTCAACATTTTCCTTATAAAACATGGAAAGGTCTGTTGCCTGAACTTTAACAGATCCTTTTTCTTCTTCTGTATTTTCAATCCTTGCATTCATCTGTTATACCTCCCGTTAAGCAATTCCCATTGGTGTTTTGAATGTTTCCGGCATCTGTACGCCTTCAAAAGTGAACGGTACCTCTTCATCCAGAAAGTTTTCTGAACTTGCATCAAACTGAGCAAAGACGATTTTATCCAAATTACATCCCTTTAGCACAACTGTTTGCCTGCCGACACTGGATGTCGGGTCCTCATTCGTAGTCTGAATATCAAAATAGAAGTCTTTGCCTGTATTGATGTACTCCAACATCAACGTGCGGAAAATAGATTCCACTGTATGAAGTGTCATGGTGCCGGTCCCTTTGCCGCCCACAGCTTTATTCCCCTGCGTAGTACGTCCCAGTATTGGGACGGCTTTTTTTGTTTTTTCATAAGTAGCAGACAACTTAGTAGCATGAATAAAGTTGTATCGTTTTCCATTAATAGTTACATAGCACTCTGCCAGTGAAGACGAAATAGCATCACTAGACTGGAAAAACGTAGAATTTGGCATATTTTATCCCTCCCTTAATTTACAATTACAGTCATATACATCTGTTCCATTGCTGCTACAGGTGTAATGGTTTCAGACAGAACAACGCTCTTTTTGGTATCACCTTGTGTGACGGATATATTTGTAGGCTGAAAATCAGTAATCGCCCCCATTGATACCAGCTGATTATTGTAGGTGATGACATCGCTGGAAAAGCTGGAACGGCCGGATGCATCGTTTGGAATTTTGTCCAGATACTTGTCACGGAAAAGTGACCCCATATCATTTGCAATTTGATCCAGCACACGGACAACCTGATTATTTTGAAAAGATGTACCCTTATCAGGCGTCAAGGTAATAAGGGTATTAATATCTGTCAAAATATACAAATTGCCATTTATACGATGCAGCATCAGTTTTCCGGCCCAAATCCCACTTTCAAGATCCTGCTGGGTATAATCGGCACTGACGGTATATTCCCCGTTATATTCTTTGTTTCCGCAGGTGCTGCTGATAGAGCACGCCGCTTCAAGTCCAGAAAGCCAATATACAAGGCCATAATCTGGCTCACCATCTCCAATGCAGGCATTTTCCACACTGATAACGCCTTCATAATCTGCGGAACTGACACGATATCCCACCATCTGAAACTTTACGCCGACGGTATCCCGCATGCGCTGTACAAAAGATTCAAATAGTTTTTCTGTATCCGAATCATCAGTTGGGCATCCAAGAATATGAAAATTATAGGACTCAATTTTGTTGAGAAAATTCTGATAATCATTACCGGTAATGGTACCATTAGTACCACCTGAAAGGGGAGTACCGGCCGTTGCTGCAAGGGTGGCATCATCTTTCCATATCACAAAATCGTTGTCCTGCAGGGCAGCCGCATTCTCTACTGCTGTCTGCTTTTCAACCGCCACACCTGCTAAAATCGTGCTGACATCAAACTTTGTTGTATCGTCCACATTCACCTGAATCATAATTTGAATATCATTCCCACGGGTACCGCCGTATTTAGCGGTTGCAAATGTGTTCTGCGCTTTTGCAGCTACCCCCAGTTTAAAAGCAAGCAGTTTCGTCGCGTGGTGAAAAATCTCCCGAATAGGAAGGAGCTCCACAGCATTGTAATCATATCCAAAGATAGACTTTGCATGCCGGGAAAAGTCATCCGCTGTTACTGAAAAGACTTCTCCGTCTGGTCCCCAATCAAGCTGCAGCGGCATCGCCACAATCCCGCGGTCGGACAGCATGGTCGATGCCTGTGCCGCAGATACAAAATTGATATAGGCTCCGGGAAGCACTTTATCCTGTGCTGTAAATGTACCGCCTCCAAGTGCCATTATTGAATCACTCCTTTCAGGTATTTGTCTAAGGCCGTCTGCACTTGTTCGTGCGTATAGGTTTGACCATCTTGCAACAATGCAGCCAGCAAATCGTGTCGGCTGGCATACCGCTTTGCAGACAGCAATTGCTCTTTGGTGTAGGCTGTTGCAGACTGGACCGTTGTATTAGCTGTATCGGCCATAAAAATCACTCCTTTACTTCCTGATCTTGCGTAAGATTTTCCATCATTTGAGGCGTTTCCTCAGATGGGCGCAAAATCACATTGTAATTTACAAACAAGTGCAAATTTCCGTTCTGCACCTCATACTTGATATTTGAGCCGCGGATTTTCTGGCCCGATTGCAGTGTCAGCACCCGTAGAATGGGGACGAGCTGCTCTGCCAAATCATACAGGCTGTTCCTTCCCTCATCATTAGCGGGAAAATACTGCAAATCAAATGGCTGCATACGCATCTCCTGCCCCATAATTTGAGGAACAGTATCCAGTTCTAAAGGCTGTACAAAAAAGCAGGGCGGGTTAAATTCCTGCTCTGCTTCGCTGTCGTAAAATGCTACATTTTTGACCGTCGCCGCTGCGGCGGAAATACCCTGTATAATATCATTTACCATCTAGCATCTGCTCCATATATTTCGCCAGTGCGTGTTCAATCTTCGCTTCCATGCCGTTTTGCACCTCGTTTGTGGAAATGGTCATCATAAATTTGCCGGGCACCCACGATTTTTTCAGCCGTTTTCCAATGGCAGGCACAAATCGTCCTGGCTCTTGCCGATGTCCGTATTCCACATATGCCGCATACAGTACGCTGTTTGATACCTCAACTACATAAGTATCTCCCTCTTTGCGTACAGCGGATGCGGCCCATCCTCGTCTTAACGTACCACCATGATGTAAGGTAAAAGTGTATTTTTTCCCCTTAACCGTATGAAATTTTTTCTTTCCGTCTTTCGTACGGTATTGTACAGTACGCGCTTTTCCCCGCTCTGTTTGTGTGACGGACTGGCCAACCGGCGTCCGCTTAATACACTTACGCAGCAGTTCTGCCGCCAATTGCTGTGATATGTCCCGACAAAATTCATCCAAGCTGGAAGCCATCTTTTGAAACCGTTGTGCAAATTTCTCAAACTCGTGGAAATCGAATTCAACGTCGCTCATTATGCCCACCTGCGGAACAATTTCAGCGTAATTTCCGTGTGACTCTCATATACGGCGGGCTGCCCGCTTTGACTGTAGGCTGTAGTCTGGCCGTTTTGTGTCACAATCAATTTACTGCCCGGTTTAATTTCCACGCCCGGAGGCAAGAACAGCTTTGTGACCTGCGTTAATGCTGCCCCGCCGCCGTCCGCACTGTCTGCAGCGGGAATTGACCCATAGGACAGGTGGCACGGCTGGTCGGTTAGCACTGTTACCTCTTTGTAGCGTGTGATTGCACCATCAAGGTATTTTTGATACTCTACTACATCACACTTTCCGGTATGCAGCGTCCCCAGCGCTGCCCGGACCGTATCCATCATGCTCATATTTACCACACCAGCTTTCTGTATTTTGCAAATTCGCTTTCTCCGGCATTTTGTAGGGTTGCAATGGCTGCCGCCATACGCTGCGTAAGACTGCTTCCAATGGAAAGCTGTACGGTGGTGTCGCCCTCTTTGATAGACTGCACTGCCGCCTGCGTGGTTTCATCGCTGAGCTTGCCAGTCGAATATTTCGCCTGCAAAAATTCCCCGCAGGCACGGTCCACTTGTGCATAATGCAGACCGTCTGGCACCGTGTCCAGATTGCAGGCATTGCAAATATCCTGCGCCGCCCGGTCAATGCAGTAGGACAATGCCCATACGTCATCTGATTGGACGGTATACCCCAGCATCGCAAGGCGGAATTTTACATCCTCTGTTATCATGACTTTGCCATGTTAATTGTGGCACAGACCAGCCCTGACGGGTTCGGCAGCACAGGAATAAAGAGCCCGGACGCTTTTGTCCATACGGCAACCGGGTCCGGCTCTTCCCAGCGGGACAGGGTAATAAACTGCTGAGAAGATTTTTCCGTGTAAGGTCCGGCTGCTTCCTCTTCAGGCGTTACACCCCATAGACCAATACCTGCTGAACCGTCATTCTGGGGTGCAAATAGAGACAGAGCATTTTCCGCAAAGAATCGTGTGCTGGTCTTTTTACCCCTTTTCTTGGTGTCCGCATATTTGATATAGGTGGCATCATTTGCCAACAGCGTCAAACCGCTGAACATTGCAGAAAGCAGGTTATTAAGCTGAACCGGTGTCACCAGCATGCCTGTACCATTCGCACCGTTAACTGCTTTCTGGATGGCTGTATTTTTCTGCATCAGACGCAGAATGGGCGTTGAAGTGACACCCAGTGTGAGTTTCTGACCAAGTGCAGAACCAATATCGACCCATGTCTGAATATCGCCAAGGATATCTGCCGACGGATCCGCCCAGGAAGCAGTACTGTTTACAACATTGCCGGTAGGAACTTTATAATCCATCTGCAATGTAACCTTGTTTTCCTGAACTGTAACCTTGCCGGTCTGAAGTGCTTCCATTTTCATAGCTTCCGTGCGGGTTTTGACGGTTTCTGCCATTCTTCCCATATCATCAAACAAATACTGGAGAATGCTGTTCTGCTGTACGCCGTGATCTAAAAGCATCCTCGCCTGCTCTGTAAGATTGATTTTTTCCTTAATAAGCAGTTTTTGCACGGTTACACGCTCAAAATCTTTTCGCTCACCAATCGCTGCTTCTGAGTCAAACCCATGTACCATTGCGGCATATGGCAGATTCTGCGTATCTGCCAGACGTATATACTCAGCTTCAAAGTTCTGCGTTTTCTGATCAGGGAAAAGAGAATCCCCCATATAGTTACGGACAATCGAATAATTCTGTGAAAAATCAAGCAGGTCTTTTTGTGTAACCAAATCAAATAAAGTCATTTTAATTACTCCTCTCTTTTATCAGGTTCCGCTGCCAGTTGTACTTGTGAGATCGTCAAAATACAGCCCACGTGCTGAAAGCGCTGTTATTGCTGCCGCCGCCGGAACGGCAGGCAAGTAGTTTCCGTATAGGTGCCCGGCAGTGTAAACAGCCCCCACCGTATCGCCATGTGTTACATCCATATCGTTTACCAGAATGCCAATTGCCGTAGCATCATTTGCAGGAATAACTGTACCGGCTGGTACAATCTTTCGATCACCGTCCTGTACTCCCAAGGACGCCGGCACTTGACAAGTTTTTGCAATCAGTCCCACTGCACTGGCAATAAAATTGGCGCCATTCTCGGTAGATTCCGTATAAACGTACCCGGAAGTTGCTAAATCAGCCATTATCGTTTCCTCCATTCTTAGGTTTTACTGTGAATTTAGTGTTGTAATTCTGTGCAAATTTAGCACCGTTGCTTATACCTCCTTCGCCATCATCATCGTCATCGTCAGATGCAGCTCCGGGATGCATGCCTTTGAGCGTATGCTTTTCTGGTGCTTTGAACAGCATTTTGCTGTCCTCAGCTTTCATGAGCTCTTTCAGTTTTCCGCCGATGCCCTTGACACCTTCTTTTTCATCCAGCTCGGCTTTGTCCATATCTATTCCATCCGTCAGCAGAAGCTTTACCGCTTTTGAGTTTAATGCACCAGACTTGGCAATTGCCATATCCAGAGCATTACTGATCTGCAGTTTTTTTATTTTTGCACTGGATTCCTTTTGTACTTTTTTATTCTCTTCCTGCAAATCTTCAACTTTCTTTCTCAGTGCCTCTGCATCGCCGCCAGAGGATTTAAGAGACTCAATCTGTCCATCACGGGTTTTAACGTCCTTTTCAAGCTGCTTTTTGGTGGCATCCAGTGTGTCATAATCGGACTTTTTGACATACTCTTTCAGCTCTTTAGCGAACTCGGCAGCAACTTTATCGGCTGCCGCATCATCAAGGCCAAGTGCTTTTAACTGTTCTTTTGTCATTGGTTACCTCCTGATTTTAAGTATGAAGCAGGCAGCCATATGGCTGCCTGTTTCTAATTTATGAGAAATTAAAGCCTATGCATGCTGTTTTGACCATTCGTTATAGGTCATATCTTCCGGCACATAGTAGGTCTTGCCATCCTCCCCGCGTGCAGCACGCTGTCCTGATGTCTCAAAATCAACAACCGGCGCTTTGCAACAGCGGCAGTTTGCATGAAACAGCGGTGCATTGACACCTGGTTCTTCTTCTGAAAGTGGGAACTGCTGACCGTCCATATCACCACAGATAGGACAAGTATGGCTGTCCAGTGCAGCCACAATTTCATATTTTTTGACGCCCAACTCTTTGAAATTATCGCTTTGCGCCTGATTTGCAAAATGCGCAGATTCAGTTTGTACCAGCGTCTGCGCCCTGTGTTCGGACACGCCAAAGCGGTCGGACAGGTGCTTTGTCAACTTGTCTGGCGGGTCGCCGCGGATGATACCCTGCGTCAGCCCTGCATCCAGTTCCTGCACCAACTGTGCACGATTCTTCCAGATGTGTTTGCTGAAATCAGAACCATCCGCCGCCCATGGCTTTGCTAACACCTTTTCCACCTGTGTGGTGTTAATTTTTGCAAAAGGCGCACCATGGCCGACGCCTTTTTGCACTTCATAGGCTGTATGGAAATAGGTGTCCATGTAAATTTTTTGAAGCAAGGTATGCATTCCATCTTCAAGACTTTCCGAAGCTTCATACGCATGTTGAAAGCACTGCAGTTTCAATGCTTCCAGCCGGCCGATATGTACTTTCGCACTGGCATTGACAAGCTGCTTTTTCCAGTCTGCGTCGATACCGTTTTCCTGCCCATGCTTGATGTACTCCTCAACTGTCCAGTGGAATTCCTCCAGTTCGTCTTTTTGCAGCATCCGGCGTGCCTGAAACATGGAAATGCCATTGTTATCAGCAAATTTAGCATACCAGCGTTCAATGTCCGCCTGCATGGAGCGCGCTGCTTTTTTATATGCTGCGGCAACGTCTACGCCATAGATATCCGCCTTGTGCATTTCTGCATCCATAAGAGCCGCCATGCGCTTGGCCCAATATTCAGCGTTTCGCATTAGCATCCACCGCCCAGGCTTTCAAATTCTTCTGAAAGCTGTCAGCAACGGTGTCTACGAAACTATTAAACTCTATATTGTTCACCGGTATGTAGGCTTTCACAAAATTATCAGGTTTACATATATGCATTTCGCCGTTTGCATCATGGATAACGTAATCTCCGATAGATACACGAGGGTAGCCTTCTGACGTCTTGACAAAAAGTTCGCCATCTGCATTAAGCAACATGTCAGACTTTTCCAAAGCCTTTAACGCCCACGGCGGAACACCAAGCCAATTATCGGTTTTTGCGATTGTTTCTGTGTATTGAAATGCCTCAACCACAATGGGCCTTCTCCTGTATCTTAACGTGTGTTCTCCAAATGTCATTTTTGCATTTCCTCCTGTCCATTGTTGTCATGCTGTGAGAACGTCCCGTCACCATACATCTGCATGTCTTCCTGCTTTTGCTGTTTGAGTTCGGCCAGTTCCTTATCCACGTTGTCGACAAACGGATGATGTGCCAAAATCGTGCGGTCAGAAACAATTCCCATGCTGTCCTTACATTGTGTAATCAGGTCTCCGTTGTTGGCCATCATGCTTCGATTAAATGTAAATGTCACCGGCACATTTGAAAAATCCCCTTGTCCCGTATTGGCAAAGTGAGCATCAATATACCAGCGCAACTCCTCCAGTGCCGCTTGAAATTCTGTTTCCATAGCGTTTGCATCCAAATCAATATCGCTGTACATACTCTGGATATTCATCTCATTGGGATTGTTCGCCAAACGGTCATCTTTAGCATCATATCCGCCAGCATTTTCAATCAAAGCCATTTTAAATATTTTCAGGATTGCTGTGTAATTTTCAGCATTGACTTCCACGGAAATAGATTTTAGATCTCCACCGGGTTCTTCTTTTTCGTTAACCACACTTACAGCACCATACGTTGCTAGATTCTCTCGAAATTCGCCCAGATCTTGTCCGGCGTAATTGACTAAAACCATGATAGAATTACGGGGGTCCTCCAGCATACGGTCTGCAAAAGCGCTTTCCATATAATTGATGCCATCCTGTAAAGACTTTACTTTGCGAATGAGAGGAATTTCATCCGAATTGTACTTCCACGCAATCAGCGGGACTTTATTCCATATCAGCGCGTTCCCATTCTCGTCGATTGCATACGGACGATACGCCGGCTTTTCTGGAATCAGAATACCATGCTGATAGGTAAAATAATAAATACCGGTGTTGGTGTATGCTTCAACATGTTTGATAACCTCGGAAATCCGTTTGGAAGTGTAAGTCATAATCCCATACATATGTACAGCCGCATCGAGTATGGTGTGCTCTTCATCTGCCCAAAAAGGCAAAATTGTGTGTGGTTCAAACCTGCGCAGTCTAAAATTTCCAAGCTGGTCGTAATATGGCATGAGCCAAGCTGTACCGCCATTCAGCGCGTCTGCCCCAATTTGCCGGAGCTGCCTTTGAAAAGAGGCTCCCAGAACTGTTTTGAGCAATGCAGAATACGTGTTATTTTCAGTCATAATCGTAAATGGCTTTCCCAGCAGATAGTTCACTTTCTGATTGACCATTTTAGCATACTGATTATCTATAATCTTTGTATTCGGCAAATTCTTGACCGGCTGGCGATGGCCGAACCGGCCAATAGCCATACGTTCTTTTTTCAGAATATCCTGCCTGCCTCGATAATAATTCTTTCCTGCCAACTGCATCTTCCGTTTCTTAGAACTTTCCCAATTCATAATTTCCTGGCATAAAAAATCCCGGTCGGTAATGAAATCCAAAGCGCCGGATTCCATCATCCCGACTGGGAACATACTATTATTATCGGACAAAAAAGGCTGCAATAGCTGTCACCTCCTTTTCTTCATACAAATTGAAATTTGGGCCTACGTAAAATTGTATTTACAAAATACCGGATGTCATCCATTGCATGGTCGTTTTCCTTAATAGGCTTGTCCTCCGCTTTTTTATCGTCCCAGCGGTAGGACTTGAATTCTGTAATCGCACCGGAGCAGTTTTCACAAACTGCAATCTTGCCGTCATGAAACGCTGCGGCGGTGCGGCGAATGCCATTTAACACGTCATTGTTCGCCGGCCGAACATAAAACCGGCCATGTCTGCGGATACAGGTAATAAAAGAAGCCGCAGACGGGTCAATCACGACTGCCTGAATCTTACGGTCGCCCGCGAGGTGTTCCAACGCCGTATAATATTCTTCGTCTGTGCGCTGTTGCTGCGTGTCACGGCCACTGTAATAATATTCGTCACAGCGGTACCACACGTCCTGATACAGCCCCCACAGCCCCATGCTGCAAGGATTCAGCGTACCATAATCGCAGGATATGTAATACTGCACATAGTCCCGCGGCTTGCTCGGCACAATGCCCTTCCCATTTGCCTGCTCCGGGTAAATCAGGCCTTCGGCCATCACCCACTCACCCTTTATGTAACGGTCATAGAATACACCCGAATACATAGTTTCATAGCGTTTACGGACTTCCGGTGCCAGCGTCAAGTTGTCGTCCATCGTGAAATGCAGATGCAGGGCATTCTTTTTCTGCGCCTGCTGCACCCATTCCAGATAAAACCAATGCGCCGGGGATTCCGGGTTACAGTTAAACCAAAAGCGGCTGCCCGGAACGCTGCATCTGGCAAGAGCTTGCTCCACAAAGCTGCGTGGCATCAGTGCAACTTCATCAAAGAGTACGCCAGCAAGCGTCATGCCTTGAATCAGCATATAGGAACTTTCATCCCGCCCGCCAAACATGAAATAACTATTCGTGTGTCCACCGGCCGAAATAATCAGCTTGTTTTCACTGCGCCGTTCCTCAACCTTGAACAAGCCTTCCAGCCAGTGCGACATTTGCAGGATAACGTTGCGCCGCAGGGACTCAATCGTTTTGCCGCAGATGGCAAAATTTTGACCGCTGAACTGTGTCATGCTCCACATCACAAATCCAGCGGTCATGGATAAAGTTTTCCCTGAACGGATGGAACCGTCACAAATCAGCGCATCATATCCGGCGTACTGCGGCAGCTGCCACCATTCTAATGTAATCAGCTGCTTTTGTCCGAATCGTCCGTACTGCATTTTGCATCCACTTCCTTTGCACTTTTCCTAATCTGTTCAAGAAGATTGTTCTCTGCCTTGTCGGTCTGTGTATCCGCTGGATGGTCGCGCCACTTATCCGGCCGGCGGTTTTTTAGCCAGAACACACACGCACCAACGTCACCGGATTTTGCCTTTTCACATAGGGCACTTTCCACTTCATAATCAACAACTTCTTTGCCCTTTTTTAGGGCCTCACAAATCTTACCATACTTGTTTTTCCACTCATACAGCGTCTTTGCAGAAATTCCCAGGTTATGCGCAATCTGTTCATCCGTCAGGCCGTCTCTTGCCCAGCCTTGCAGCAATGTTAAACCTTCCGGCGTCAGCCATTTTTGATATTTTCCTTTTGCCACTATGGACCACCGCCCGGCGGCCGCCCGACGCGCATCAGGTTGTCCCGCAGCTTCCGCTGCAGTCGGTCAAGTTCTGCCTCGTCATTGTTGTCACGCCGTGGCTTTACCAGTAGGTCAGCAATCTCTCTGTACAATTTTCGACGGTGTTCTACAACTGGGTCCATGGTATCAACTCCCTCAGAGTATAAAAATAGCAGTCTTTAACCAGACTGCTGGATAATCAATGACAGGGCTTATGATTTCTCCGCCTGCCCGGATAGATATCACCTGCCGACACGGACTGACATTACAGTCTGTCAGTACAGGATAATGCAGCCTCCGGCTCGGATGCCTAAGTCGTCACTGTGTGTCTGCTTTTTACCGCCCATAGCAGAAATTTGGGCGTCAATAGGGTGTGTCTTGTGCATCCGTGCTGTGTTCTCGTACGCAGCAAAACTACTTCAAGTTTATGTTTTTGAGGAGAAAAATTAAAGTACCGGCTAAGCCTCACGCGGCCTTACCGGCATAGGTGCCGCTCTGTCTCCCGACGGTACGGCGGAGTGTAAAAGTATCGATTGGAGGAAAATGCATGAACATGGAAGCACCTTTTACAAGGCTCCCTTGCTTCCGTTTTCCGCAATTCTATAGTACCACACTTTGACGGTGGAGTGGTTAGGAGAAACTTTGAGTTACAAAGAAAAACTTAGAGAAATTGGGAGTGTTTTCAGCTGCTCCAGCTAAAGACCTCCTGTGGTGACAAATTGGATAGCTCTTTCAAAAGTGAATCTGCCTTTTGACTTACCCATCCAGCATCGCAGTATTCTGTATCCGCAGCAATTTCCTTCCATGTTGGGCGGCGTCCGCTCCACTTTTCACGTTGCCGCCGGTCTTTAGGTCCCATGTAGGCAAGTTCTAAAATTCTCCGTTCTGCCCGCCCCAGTGTGCCCAGCGCTACCCGGCACCAGTCATGCTGCTCTTGCAAACGAACGATACGTTTTCGACACGCTGTAATCTGCCGGTCAAAGTATGTACAGTTGTCCCGCATGGCGGTGTTGGCTGTCTGGTCACTGGTGCTGCCCTTGCCGGTCGGCATTCCGGACAGGTTGGGCGACTGCAAGGAAAACTTGCCGCGTTCCTCCTGACAATGCCGAATGGTCGCCCATTCTTCATCTATCATTTGAGGGATGTCATAATATCTCTGCAGCAGCCTTTTAATTTGTTCCGGCGTCATTGGTTCCATTGTAAACATCCCTTTTCAAGTCATTTACGGTATATGTTCTTTAAAACATTTGACATTTTAAGCACTGACGACCAAAAAGTGAGTCTAAGTTTCGTGATAAAGATTTTACAGCGCTTTTTTACGAACAATTTTTTACTCATTTGTTTCTCCTCTGGTTTTGATGTATAATTGTTAAAATTTGTAGGAGATGATGTAAATGGATACTGAATTGGAACAAAATAAAAATGTTGACTTACAGCTGAAAGGTGCCCATGGAAATGCCGCATATAATTTGACTGACAAAGTATCTCAAAATGTTGGTAACACTTTAGCAAACCTTTGGTATCTTGTTTTTGGTGGTATTTCAGAAAAAGCAGAAGAGAAGAAAATGCGATTAGGAATAAAGCTTCAACAATATCAAAGTGAATTGCAACAGGCCTATTCCAATGTTCCGGAAGAGAATCGTCAAGATGCCCCATTGCAAGTCGTTGGTCCTGCTCTTGAAAAGTCACGCTACTGTGTCGAATCAGATGAGATTCGAAAAATGTTTGTAAACTTGATTGCAAAATCTATGGATAAAACATATAACACCAAAGTACATCCTTCTTTCCCCGAAATCATTTCACAAATGTCTCCACTTGACGCACAAAATCTTAAGCTTATATATGAGGCTAAATATCAACTTCCTATTGCAAAATATCGATTTAATCTTGTTAAAGAAGGTAGCCATAAGGATGTAAAACCGTTGGTCTTCCTTTCAAACCCTGAAGTACAAAGCGTTGATCTGCAAGCTTCCTCAATAACTGTATTGTCTAGGCTTGGGCTATTAGAAGTCACATTCGATGAATATGTATCAGAATCCAACGCTTATGATGCTTTTCAAACCGATCCGCTGCTTCTAGCTTTTAAAAATATGGTTCCTACTGAGCCAGAATATGGTTATCAATCCCCAGAAGACGATGATAAAATAAAAGAGTGCATTATGATGAAGGGACTGGTTCGTATAACACCGATAGGAAAAGACTTTGCATCAGTTTGCATATAGCTACTTTGTTAATTGCATTTTACATTGTATTAAAAACACGTCTTGATTAGATAACGAGCAAAGTGTCGTAGTTTCTTTCCCATCACAATCATAAATTTGAAATCCAGACTTCAACTTGTCCCGGCCCGTCTAAGTACCGCTTGCGCATCTGTGACTCTGTGACTTGTTTATCATCTTCATAGGCCACACCGTTCAGCGCGTCACAGATGATTTTTCCGATGTTGTCCCAGTCTGGCTTCTTTGTGGGCAACTCTGTTCCGGCCAACATAGCCGCACGGCGTTTCTTACTGGTGCTTTTCGGTATCGGATACCCGGCAAAGATTTTAATGCGCAGCGCGCCTTGCAGGGGAACGAATGGCCGAACTTTCAATGACTCCTGAAAGCGCAACCGCACCAGTTCTTCATAAGCAACCGTTTTGTCCGGCGTATAGGTCATGCTCATACCGTTTTTGGCACGGACAACCTTTGGACGGGCTTTGCCGACCGGCGGACCGGGAACGGTGAAATAGATAGTCACTGGCTTAACTCCTTTCGATTGCTGGAAGAATGCCATCTTTTTTAAGCGTGT